TTCAATACAATTTTCCTCCTTTCTGACAGCGAGATCCCGGCTGATACGGTAATCGCTACACCGGTGGAAAACATCGTTATGTATTACATCGACCCCAACGACAGCGATTTTGCAAAAGCCGGCCTTGTGTACACCACCAGTGGCGAGACCAATCTGATCGGTTTCCACACACAGGGCAACTACAACACCGCCGTGTCTGAGGCGTTTGCGATCACCGGCCTTGTGCTGTTTGCGGAATACCTGGATGGTATCGCGAAAATCACCGTAAATGCGGGGGGTTGATGGCCGCCAGTACACCCCTGAATACTGACGGCGAACCGCTTTCCGGGGAAACAAAACGGAAGAGTAAGAGATAAGGAGGACGACGGGATGGCATACACCACATTTACATTTTATGAGCAGACCTATCACGGGAATGTCGTCCCGGCGGAGGAATTTGACCGTATCGCAGACCGTGCCAGTGACTTTTTGGACACAATAACCTTTGACCGATTGGCTGACGGCTTACCGTCTGATGAAAGGGCGGCGACAAAGGTACAGAAGGCCGTGTGCGCGGTCTGTGACAAATTATATCAACTGGAGCTGGCAGAGAAGAAAGCGCTGTATTCCGCTGGGGGGACATCTTCCGGCGGGGCTGGCGGTGTTACTTCGGGAGTAATTACTTCCAAGTCTGCCGGTTCTGAATCAGTTTCCTACGCCTCCCCGTCTGAAATGGCAAACGGCGCAAAGGCATGGAGCGCGGTCTACCAGGCGGCCGGGGATGCACAGGAGACAAACAAGCTTCTGGCAGATGCGGCAATGCTTTATCTGGCAGGAGTGAAAAATGATGATGGCGTACCGTTGTTGTACGCAGGAACGAGGTAGATATGGAGATGTTGTTTACAAATATGACCGCAATTTTGGCGGTTATCGGCGCATTAGCGTTTATCGTGTCGGTCATCACACAGGTATTTAAGGGTGTAGGCGTGCTTTCCAAAATCCCTACGGATATCCTCGTGCTTGTCCTGTCCATCGGGATTACAGTGACCGCGTTTGTAGCATATATGCAGTACATCCAGCAGACTATTATTTGGTACATGATTCTGGCGGCTATTCTGGCGGGATTTTTAGTTGCTTTCGTGGCGATGTACGGCTGGGAGAAGTTTGCAGAATTATGGAGCAGATTTAAGAAAGGCGAGTAGGCATGGGCTTTTTTACGGTTCCGTGCCAGAGGAATGCATGGAAAATAGCGTTAGAATCCTGGCGTTTACGGATAAATTTAATGAAGCTCTTTGTGAAATGAGGGATACCGATGAATGATGCGATAGTGACAATATTCAATTTTTACGAATCCAGCACCGCCGCCATCTGGTATCCTCATGTGCTTTCCGGCGTGCATCTGGAGACTGACCGGGGGCAGATTATGAAGCTGTACGGTCCAGACAGTACAGATAACGCACAGTTACATATCCCGTTCGGGGTCAAGAACGGGAGAAAAATTGTTGTTGATACCGTCGGAAAAGAATTGCCGTGGCTTCCGCCGAAGGAATGGAACAGACAGGTCAACGATTTGTTGCCAGACAGCATTACATTTAATCCGTCTACAGACTTTTTCATGGTAGGAGCATGGGACGGGGACAGTCCTGTGAACGATGCAGATTATACGGACAGGCGATATGAAGGGTTTTACGCGTTTATGAATACCGAAAAAGATTTTGTTTACCTGATATCGTCAGTGGGAGGACCGTATACGGTAATCCCGCATTTTGAAATCTTAGGGAAGTAGGTGGTGAAGGTGGCTGAACCTATCGGGAATGATGCTACTGGATATGATGTTCTGACGGCGGCGATGAAGTCGCTGCTTAACCAGTTCCCGGGGCTGTATCCAGATGAAGCAATTAAATTTGAAGAGCTTGGGGCGGAGGATGGCATTGCGTTTTCCAATGATTCCGGAGCGCTGGTATATACAGAAAAAGAAGATATACTCGGGCGGATATATCAGGAATGCCGGTATCCCTGCTTTGTAGTATACCGTTCGACCACGGGAGCAAGGGAACGACAGAAAATTACTATTCTGGAATTCCTGGATACGCTGGGTCGCTGGCTTTGCCACGAACCCTCCGGGATTGAAGGGAAAGAGTACGAAAAAGCGATATACCCAGATCTGACCGCAGGGCGGAGGGTTGAGCGGGTAACACGCGGGAACGCATATGGGACACAGCCGCAGGAGAATGGCGTGCAGGACTGGGTTCTACCGGTTACGGTTTTTTATAAAAATGTTATCGAGCCTGAAATTTAAGAAAGGAAAAAAGCAATGAAAAGACATTTGTTGAGACATTTTGTCGATGTAAAAATGGACACGACCTCTGAGGGGACAGCGGCAGACTACCGGCTTCTGGGAACGGGTATTACCTCTTTAACGGAGGAAATGAACCCCGAGACGGAGACGGTACAGTACATCAATCAGGAAAACGGATCTACGGACCTTAAATCCTATACGCCGTCCATCGAAGTTGAAAGGCAGAACGTAGACGAAGAGGATCAGGATCTTACAGACTGGTTTAACAAGATGATAGACACGCTGCCCGTCGGAGCTGATGCCATAACATCCTATGTCCGCGTGAGAGTTTCCGGCGCTGGACCTGAATATCCGGCAGTCCGCCGTCGCTGCGTTGTGAGTGTAGGTGGCACAGGTGGCGATGCAGGGTCAAACGTGACAGATACACTGACTCTGGGTGGCAGAGGTGACGGAGAAGCTGGAACGTTTAACGTAACCACAAGAAAATTCACAGCGACGCCCGCGCCTGGCAGGGCTTTAACGGAATAAGGAGGACAAGATGGGAGCAGCAAGTTTACGAGTAGACAGTGGCGTCAAACGCATTGAGGTCAACGACAACGGCGATTATATTGCGGTCAACATCTCTGACAACAGTTTTTTTAAGCGTTTTGACGATTTTGTGGCATGGCTGAATGCAAAAAACGAGGAAGCCGATAGGATTGCTAATGATTCTTCCGGTGATTTCACGGAACGCTTCGGAGCGTATGACGCTTTATGCAAAGAGGCCTGCGCTGAGTTGGATTCTCTGTTTGGGAGCGGGTGTTGCAAAAAGGTGTTCCCTGACGTGGAATCCCCGGGAATGGAGCTTATCGCGGACTTTTTAGACCAGATCATACCGATTCTTCAGGGCTTCGCCACTGAACGAAATCAGAAAATTACAAGCAAATACAGCCCGAACAGGAAAGGGGCGCGAAGCAATTAAATGTGGAATGTGCTTCTTGATAAATTCCCAACAGAATATGAGGGATTTCGCATAGATGGATCCTTCCAGACAGGGATCCAGATTTCACAGGCTTTGCAAGACCCCGGTCTGACCGACGATGAGAGGTTGGCTGTAGCGCTGGGGCTGCTGTATCCGTCAGAGGATGGGGACAGCAGCCCTTCTTCTTTCCCCGATTTAAAAACTGCCGTAGATGGTCTTAGGTGGTTTCTGAGCGGATGGTATACCGACAACCGCCCGAAGAATGAGGATAAAGTTCCGGTAACGGATTATGACATAGATCAGTGGCGCATCTATTCAGCGTTTCTGGAAAAGTACGGAATCGACCTGAACCGGTCTGATCTGCATTATTGGGCGTTTATGGGACTGCTGTCAACGCTCGGGGCATGCGCGTACACGAATGTCATATCCATCCGACAGCAGAAGATAGATCCTAAGATGGACACGCGCGCAAAACAGGCATTGATGGAGCAGAAACGCATATTTGCAATAGAGCGGGAAGAGGAACTGACAGAAGAGGAACAGGAAGATGTTGACGCTTTTATGACATGGGTCAAGGCAGGAGGCTGATATGCCGAAATATGACGGTTCGATACGGATAAACACAAAAATTGAAACAAAAGATTTAAACAGCCAGATGATGCGCGTGTCTAATGCCATAAAAAAAGACAGCGCGGCTTTAGATTCTCTCAATCGCAAAATGGAAGAATTTTCGCAAAAGAAAATCCCGACAGAAAAATTTGCAGAATTACAAAGAGAGTTAGAAAAGGCAGAATCCGAGTATTCAAAACTGCAGGCCCGTATGTCACAAAAGGGGGCGGCAACGTCTGAGTATAAAGCTTTACAGAAAGACCTCGTTGCGGCGCAAGGAGAGCTGTCTAAGCTTGTAGCACGTCAGACAGACTGGGAAAACATGGGGGTACATCAAACCGGCGGCGCATGGGACGTACTAAATGAACAGGTTGCAGCCGCATCCGACCGTGTAGATGATCTGAAAGAAAAGCTTCAGCAGATGGAGAACAGTGGA